TGGAATGTTCGCAACTGGGGAACCAAATGGGATGTTGCAGTTAATGATAACGATAAGTATCCTGATACTGAGTTATATGAAGATACTGACAATTCTTTAGGCTATAAGTTTAACACTGCTTGGTCTCCACCTATTGAGGCTATAACCAAACTATCAGAACAATATCCTAGCCTAGAGATGAATCTATCCTATGAGGAAGAAACAGGTTGGGGTGGCGAAGTAACATTGCTTAATGGTTTTATTACTACTGTCGAGGAATACGATAACAAGTGTAGAGACTGTGATAGTTTAAATACATTAGAATACTGCGAGAACGACTGTGGCGAGATTTGCTCTGCTTGTAATTATATGGGCGAGGCAGACCTTGACTGTGTTGCAGATTGTGATGTTCACAAGATATACTTAACTGAAGAGTTTGTCCCTGACTATAGATTGGAAAAACAATAATGGAAGTAATGCCAACAACTCTAGACCCTAGGCTGCAGAAACTAGTTAATCTTAAGGTCGAGGGTATTGATATCCTACATGGAGAACTTAAAATTCTTATGCTAGAGGCTGAAGCAGAATTCACCGTGGCACAAGAGATTGAAGAAGAGAACGACTACAGCGACGCCATGGAATCTATGGAACGCAAGTATTGGGAAGGGTATACGGACGCTCTGGCTGCTCTATATGGCCTTACATATGACCTATCATTCGCAATTGCAGCAAGAAAGGCCGCAGATGAAAACTTATAGCATTGAAGTAATTCATGAACCCACAGGCACGTACATGAATTTTGATGTCGACTCAGATCTAAGTGAGAACGAGGTTTGGAATGAGATTCTTCATGACCTCTCAATCGTAGCATTTGAGGAGGTCTAATGTACGAGCAATTGACTTTGGACCTTGACCTTGGTATCATTGACACAAACCCTACTACAGAAAGGCAATAATGAAAAAGATAGCAATACTAGCATTAATTACTATGTTTGCTCCTACACCCGCACACGCAGCAAGGGCTGGACAATACTGCAAGACAGCAGACTCAATGAAGATTGTTAAAGTAAAGACAACAACTTTACAATGTCAGTTGAGTGGCAGCCGTTATCGTTGGAAGGTGGTAGGATAAATGGGAGCACGTTGTAATTTCGTATTTAAACAATCAGAGGATATGGCTGTATGTTTATATAGCCACTGGGACGAAAGCCATATGTATGAACTGCTGGCAGCAGCGCTTGGACATGCAATGCCACGTATTGAAATGGGTGATATCCCATATGCAACCCGCATGGCTATTAGTTATATTATCAAAGACCAGATACTGGAAGAGACTGGATTTGGCATTACAGCCATGGACCCGTCAGACCAAGGATTCTTGGACCATCCAATCACCATTGATTTCACTGATATGACAGTTGGTGAGGGTGAGGCCTGGCATTCCATTAATGATTTTATTAACTACAATCTTGTGACGACGGTCACTAAATAAGCGGAGGTTGGGTCCCTTCGCTGCAAATAAGGGAGGCAGGTCTGACTGTCTACGGACTTGCCTCCCACATCTTTTTTTGATAGAATGAGGAGAACTATGCGTATATCTAAAGCAATTACACCTGAAGAACGGGTAGCAAAGCGTATCAAGGTTATTGTAGAAGACCTTGACCTTGACCTTGAGCAGGCTGGAATAATGCTTGCTAGAGTTTTGCCACACTTGACTTTCACACGCTTACAGGCTATAATGGAAGTTGCTAATGACGAGAAGCATTTGATAATGAACCCTCAAGAGCGTAAAGAAAGGTGGAGACAAATTGGATTATTCTAAAGTAGCAGGTATTCTTAGATACCTCAATGACAATTCGTTAGAATTAGTAGATATGGAGTTTCTGCCATCAGATTTCTTTATTGAGTTTAGAGAAGGTCTTGACCTCGCTTTGTTTGTTGATGGTGGTTGGGCTAAACTAACTCCAGAAGGCAAGAAGGTTCTAGAGTCTATCTGGGAAGTTTTGTGTATTGTTAGAAAACTAGACCCCAAGGTAGCCTATGATACTCCTCTAGAATTTTTCAAAGCGCAAGCACAAGACGCAGAAGTAATTCCAATAGATACTAAACGAAAGAAATCTAAAAAGAAGAAATAATATTTTCCGCCTACGGGCGGGAAATTTTTCGAAGTATTTTTGTAGAGATTAGATTACGAACCATTATATTTTTTCCCAGAAAATAGATTACGAAGCCCTATCTGTAAGCCCAGGGGATATGGTAAACTAGATCTATGAACTTTGAAACCAAGTGTGATATATTAGGGCAATTCTGGTTTGAATTTAGAGATGATGAGAAACTAAAAGACTTTATCGAATACAATGATATTGGTTTACCACTAGCATGGTTTATATCTACAGGTGTTGTTACATCTACCCCCATGGCAGAAGACTATGTTGACGAAACCTTTGATCTCTTTATATCAGCACTTGAGGTATCTGAAAACGAGGTAGATCAATTTACAAACCTTAATGATCTATTAGCCTATATCGAGGATAGATCATAACAAACCATCATATTATCAAACCATTATAAATGGTGTTATGATTATATTATGCCAAGAAATTTCTATAGATTGAATAATCCAAGAGCAGCAAAGAATGATGATATAGGTTTGACTAATGCTTTTGTATCCTTTACTCATACTATAGGTTTGGGTAGATTCTTTTCCTTTATCCCGCCGCTTTTTGGCGGGCATCAAGAGCGGCCCATTTCAGGCGGGGATCAAAAAGAATACAAACCCCATCATAAAGATCTCTATAAGTAGACAACAAACCATATTTCCTGGTTTTCTGGTTTTTTAAAACATTTTCAAACCTTTTAAAACATATTACGAACTTATTGGATTTTTTCCAGAATTTTGGGCAAAAAAAGATTACGAACCCTATTGACAAACCCCCATATCTAGGATATAATGCCCAAACCAGGATATAATGGTTTGACAATATCGGGCATATATGGTATAGGGTTTGATGGTTTGTGGTTTGATATGTCTCTTTTTCCCGCCGCACATTACGAGCCGCCCTCTATAAAATGGTCCATCCACCACTATACTCCACTTTACTCCACTTTAACCCTATCTAAAAATACAATCAGTAAGACATTATTATGGTGTATAATGAATATATGAACGCAGAAAATAGTTTTGTAGGCATGAAAAAAGAAGGTCATTATGACTTTTCAGAAATAAAACAAAACAATGATGCCCTAATCATACATGGCAAAAGCGTAGGACAAAACCCAGAATCCTTTGATAGGTCTGAATCCTACAAGCAAAACTTTGAAAAGATGGGTAATGGAGTAGAAAATGTCAAGGTAATAGAAAACTTTCTATCAGAGAAAGAATGTCAGATATTAATTGACCTCATTAATAGATTTGGCAAAGCAGAAGAGTTACCAGTTCAATGGGATGCTGATCTAAACCCAACTATCGTAAGAAAGACCTATTCAAACCTAAGAATAGCAGACAAGTATGTGCCTATGGTCCAAGAACTACTAGAAAAAGAATATGGATTTCCAGTAAAAAATAAAAGTGCATTCTTCGCAAGGTGGGATGCTGGGGATAAACTAGAACTTCATGTTGATGATTTAGGACCAACCAACACCAACCACATGGCTACATTAATATATTTAAATGACGATTATGAAGGCGGGGAGATAGATTTCCCAACCCATAAATTATCTCATAAACCAAAGACTGGAGACCTAATAATGTTTCCAGGAAATATGCATTATGCACATGAGGTCAAAACCATCATATCTGGTGTGAGATGGACTGTTCCTATGTGGTTTGAATTTGTATAACATTTAACAAATAACTTCTTATAAACAATCAAGAGTAATTTTTGGCGGGATTATGAAGATCCTTTATAGCCCTATTGACCAAACCAATTATCTTCTTCTTGGATATCTTACTAGCATCAAATGTCTCCGTATATCCCCCATAGGGCATATCTTCCTTATGTAGGTAATAGCCGTATTTATCTCTTAGTGTTTGTAGTACTGTAGATTCTACTCTTCTACATCCCCGCCGATCTTGAAAATACCAATATGCCACTAATTCCCATCCCTTGGTCCTATGCTGGCGAAACCTTTTACCTGTGATATCCCCCACACCTACCTTGATGGCATGATATTTTTGGTGATAAATCACATATAGTATGGACATAAAAGTATTATATAATGGGTTTGCCATGTTATCTCGTGAGTCCAAGATAGATTCTATTGTTGATATTATTCATGATCAACTTAAAGGAAAGCACAAAGATAGGTTGGCTAAAGAATTGGCAGAAGAAATATTAGATGCCATAGAAGATGAAAGTCCCACTTGGTATGAACATGGATAAAGAACAAATAAAATATCTTTGCTATAGTTGCGGTGTTATATTTATGATAGACATTGATGTAAAGGACAAATGGGAACATTGTCCAACATGCTATAATAAATAAATGGAACCAACAAAATGCTATTACTGTGATGAGCAAGCAAAATATACTCAGCCAGGTAAAACCACAGGCAAGATTATTGATGTCTGTGAAAAGCATTTTACATTCAAGCATTGGGGATAGGAGATAATATGAATACGGAAGAATGGTCAAGAGAGACTAAGCAGAAGATTATTATATCTGCTATGGTTATTCTGGCAGCATTAGTATTCTTTGCCCTTATCTAATGAAACAGTCTAACGACAATAAGTCAGAAACTCAGCGTAAGAGGGCTGAGAAAAACAAGAATCGTATATCTGACAAACCACATCTATCTAAGCATGAAAGATGGGAATTGAGAGAAAGATTACGAATAATATCTGAAAGCCTATCAAAATTTTAAAATGGCTGTAAAATGTGCGATTGTGCATTTACATCAAATATTTGTTAAATCAGAGATTATTGAGGTTGATGGCATAACTCATATTAGATATTCTTGTTCAAGATGTGGGTGGGAAAGGCAACAGGCAGCATAGATAATATTTAACCATATTGACCGTAGGGGTCATTGAGAGGTTATTTATTTCTATTTTCCGCCGAACTTTAAGACAATTAGTAGTGTATAATTAAAAGATGGATAGGGGCTATATTGTCAGAAGAACATACTAAAAAAAGAAAGTTATTGGATGGCTCTGAAGTAAACGATTACGATCATCCCATTGATTTAATTTTGCATACCAAGGCTCCAGGAAAATGGAAAGTAATTGATATGGAGACAGGTCAGGAATATATAGGGTCTGAAATAACACACCCAACTTTTGGTGAGATTTTACGCACCAAAGTAAATAATGGTAAAATAGGATCTTGGCATAAGACGAAAAGGAAAGATGGATCTAATGTTGAATAAACCAATAACATTCCACTGGATGTGGAGAAGACACTGGCAGATAAGTGATAGTATTGAGAATCTAGATCTTGATGGAATTCTCCGTATGGCACAAGAGTTGGATGGTGCAAATGTTAAATCTGTTTTGCTTCCGTATGGTCCAGGAGGCATAGACTTTTCCTTAGTTATAAAAGATGCATTAGAAAAAACAAATCAGTTAATTATGACAATTGCTTTACCTGCATATGGGGTAAGCCCAGATTATGCTGCTAAGATTTTAGAAACATTGAATCGTTTTGCTCCTGGACGAATTGGAGTAAATCTTGTCGCTGGAAGATGGGGTGACGAAGGTAATGGCCCTAGCGAAAAACTAGTCATAGATCATTACATGCATGATCCATCACTCATTGATACTCTTGAAAAAAGAGTAGCAATATCAGAAGTTTGGATGGATAAAGTTATGGCGTTAATGAAAAATCATAAACATAAAACTCATATGGCCGTAGTTGGTTCTTCAGATACAACAATTAGAATAGCAAATAAGCATTGCGAATATATATATATAGACGACAATCTTTTACGTAGACCTGAGCAGTATGCAAAAATAACTTATCCAAAACCAATTCTTATTGTAGATCCATTAATAATTGAAAAACCAGAAGACGTTAACAATGTTGTTTATGATGATAATGCACCACCAAGAAAACAATTTCATCATATTGTGGGTACACATAATGAAGTTGTTGCTGCAATTAAAAATATTGCAGAAAAATTTGACATCTATGATTTTATGATACATACAGATCAAAAAGACATTAGTAAGTTGTTAAAATTAGTAAAGGAGTTTGACAAAATGCCATCTGATAATAAGGGTGAAATGGAACATTTTGATATATCAAATGATGATAGAAGGCCTGAAGGGTCAACGCTTCATCACGAGGTATTTGAAAGAATTGGAATTAAGGAAAATAATTTAAAGGTTTTCAGTAATTTTATATCTCCAGAAGAATGCAGGGCTATTATACAAAGTATTAAAGATGTAAATCCATCATCAGAAAAGCCAGTGCAATTTAGCCCAGATGGGGATCCTCTAACCTTTAGAAAAGATTGGGATATTAATCCATATATTGATAAATATAAAAATATTGTTAATGGTGTTATAGAAGCAGAATATCCTATTAGGGTATTAGTGAGAAGTGCAAAAATTGCAGAGTGGACAAAAAACGATGTATATGATTTGCATATTAATGATTTAGGTATAAATGATTTTAATAATATGTCTGCAACTATATATCTTAATGATGATTTTGAAGGGGGAGAATATCACTTCCCTGCTCAAAATAAAACCTTCAGGCCAAAGGTCGGAGATTTAATTATTTTCCCAGGTAACATGTATTATAATCATATAATTAGTAGAATAACTTCAGGATCAAGATATACTATTCCTTTGTGGTATACATTTATTTAAAAGTAAGATGACAATAAAAGATAGAATAGATAATATATTGTTCAAAATTGGACAAGAAATAAAGATACACAAAATCAATTCTGATAATACTATTATTGAAATAGACTATGATAAATATTCTGATGAAATTTTAAAACTTTTTGAAGAATATAAGGGTGTCTAACTTTACAATTTTGTCAGTTTAGTGTATACTAAAAGTATGAATGGAAAAGTTGTTATTTGTCCTGTGTGCAAAAAAGAAACTGAAGTACGTTGGGGTATATTTGCACATGATACACTGAATAGGCACATGAAGGAACATAAATGAAAGAATATAAATTTGATGATTTGGACAATGATGGTTATGAAATTGTCATTCCTAAAGAGGTAGTCAAGAACATACTTATACATCATTATGCTAAAACATTTTACTGGACAGTTGGATTGTTTTCATTTATCGTTGGATTTTTGACAGGAGTAATTGTATGAGCAGACAACCAGTAGAATTTTTAGAACTAGAAGAGTCAGTTGTTGTTACTCTTAAAACTAAATGTCCAGAAAAATATTTATTGGTAGATAGACAAACTGGAGATGTATTTGTTGCTAAAGAAACTGGAGAATGGGAGTTAGTTCGTGGGGGGCCACACAGACATGTATGATGATGATGCTTTTGAATGGGAAACAGTTAGAATAGATCAATCTCGTCCGCCACTGAGATGGATTGCAAATTTTTTAGGTAATCTTGCATCATCTGCTATTCTTCGTATATCTTATGCTGAAGAAGAAGGTAAAGAAAATTTTGCATATAAAAGAGATCTATTTATTTGGGATAAATGTTGGCCTATTTATGATAAATATGGAACTATATATAAAATGAAATTTGATGGAGAAGAACTATGATACAAGATTTTATAAATGGACTTGAAGATCCAGACGGTAAGTTAAATGGTTTTGGCATGAAAATACTAATCATAAACCTAATACTTAATGACTATAAAGAATGTCCAAATGTAGTTGAAACAGACAACAAGATGTTTTGTACTACTTGGTATAGACATGATGATTGTGTAAGAATAATGAATATTCTATATAAGATTACTAAAGATGATTTGTATACCCTGCCAGAAATGAGGTCTTCGGCTAAAGAGGCTCTTAATGAAATGCTTGCTGATCCAGATACCGCAGAAATATTGCAAAGGCTTGAAGACAATGGTATTTGACAATAAATAATATTTTGTTTATAATTTATAGATGAATCAAATAGAAAGGCATTATCATTAAAAAAATAATATCTGCTGTTTTTGCCATTTCTTTATTTTCTATTTCACCATCATATTCTGTCGAGTTTGGACAAGATGCAACGGGTGATCCAAATGCTGTAAAAGTGGCAGGAGCATCTGGGTTTCTATATTCAGAGAGAATTGTTTTAACTGCTGCACATGTAATTGAAACTTCTGGCGGTATTTCCTATTGGGAGCGTCAAGGTATTATTTATGAACCAGGAATCAGTAATACTGAAGGTCAAAAAAGATATAGGGTCAAACAAGTAATCATTCCAAAAACATATGTTGCTTATGCTGGACATCCTTTCAATATTCAGCCAATTGATGACTTTGCAATTCTTATATTAAGTGAAGATATTCCATTGACAAAAAAAGTTATGATAGCGACAGAAGATCAAATGCAAAGATTTGTAAAAGAAAAATCAAAAGTTGAGTTGGTTGGTTATGGTTTTCAAAATGGCAATCAAAGAAACAATAGTTGGCAACAAAATATGAATAAATCACCACATAAATTAGTTAGTAGCCTATCTTCGCCAGAAATGGTATCTCAATTTTATAAAAGATATCCAGACGGCCTACCTTCTTGGTGGAGTATTAAAGATGGAGTTTATGGAGTAGTTCAAAATCGTACCGAAACTGGTGGCTCTATTTGCGACGGTGATTCAGGCGCTGGATTTTTTGTTGAAGAAAAAAATATTCGTTATTATTTTGGTTATGCTGGTACAGGATTAATATATAATTCTTGTCCACCGCCCGTAAAACCATTTCGTGCTCCTTCAATGAGTTGGATTACACCTGCCTATAAATTTTTGGATCTAATAAAAACTGCTGAAGATATTGTGGATGAGGATAAAAAAAGAGAGTTTTATGAAATAGAAAAAGAGCGTATTGCTGAGGAATTAAAAGCCAGGCAAGAAGCCGAACTTAAGGCTAAAATAAATGAAGAAGAAAGATTAAAGATTGAGGCTATTTCTGCTGAAATTATTAAAAATAATCAAAGCCTCGCAAGGAAGTTATACGCTGGAAAACCTTGTAGTAAAATAAGATCAACTAAGGTTGTTTATAATATTAAATTTACATGTATAAAAAAGAATAATAAGTTAGTATGGAATCAGGGTATTTGACAATCTACCCTGCCCTGTTCTATAATTAGTATACAACCTAAACAGAAAGGCTTTAAAAATGGTAGATTTTCTAGCATTGCTTACTTTTGGATTATTGGTAACATCAATAATCCTTACTTTTAAAAAACATACAAACAGATCAGTATTTTGGATTGCTACGTTAGTAGCAATTGTTGGTTTCGGCTGGATTGCTCCAGATACAAACGAAGAAAAATCTTTAAATAAAAATAATACAGAAAAATCAGTTATCAAAGAAAATAAAAATGTTAATACAGCAACACAATCTCCTATTAATATTTTGAAAAAAAATATTGAAGAATCAATTGACAGGAAAATTAAAATTGAAAAATCTTTAGATGAGTCATGTATCATGATTCGTTTTCCAATGAATGATTCCCAATGGTCAGTCAATGATATTGTTAGAAGGGGTCAAAAAGATATCTTGCTTATACTTTCAGAATATAAAAGTATGCCATTAAATAACAACTCTGCTGTATGCATTACTGGAACATTAGCATCTATAGATAGTTATGGTAGAGAAAATAAAGATTCAGCAGCCATGATGGTATCGGTTGAATACGCAACACTACAAAAAATGAATTTTAAAAATTTGCAATTCAAACCACACCTATTAGATAATTATGATTTATATGGATATACTCTCATGAGTTGGGTAAAATAATAAATAGGTTTAAGGAGCAGTAGCCAAGTTGGTCAAGGCCCCGAACTCATAATTCGGTTATCGTAGGTTCAAGTCCTACCTGCTCTACTTTGCCCTTGTAGCCCAGTGGTAGAGGCACACGACTTAAAATCGTGCAAGCGTTGGTTCGAATCCAACCAGGGGCACTAAACCTCTGT